GAGGAGAAGCATTGTGATTTCAAGGTAGTAAAGTTGGCGAAAGGTGTTTGTGACGGCAAGATTTCTTTAAGTAAGGCCATTTTATCATTATGAACAGGCGTAGTTTTTTCAAGACTATTAGTGGTATAGTGGGTGGTTTGGTAGTTGCTTTTCGCCCTGCCGAGGAGGTTTTTTCTTCTACAGGCGGTGGCAGTTCCGAGCCTTCTTCCTCAATCTCTGCTTCTTGGCCTGATTGTCCTAATGGTGGCGTGAGAAAAAGTAAAGAAGGAATTAACAGTGCTGAATTACCGGAACCATGCAGAAATTGCTCAAGTGTTTGTATGGCCAAGGAATTTTTTAATGATAGTCCTGAACACCCCGTAGGAACTCGATACGTAAGTCCTTGTGGAAGAACTTTTAGATACGCAATGTGGAAACGAAGGAGCAAGTATGAGCAAGCAGGCCATAGCCGACTTTGAGGCCCAGTTACAGAAGTTATGTGAATTTTGGTTAAAGAAGCTAACTCACGCTGAGTTGGTAGGTACTTTGGACACGGTAAAGATGGGCTACCACATACGTACGTTCCAGAACTTCGAGGATACCGAGCAGTCTGAGACCCCTGTAATTCAGGGTGAACAGGCCAACGCCCCTGTAAATATCCGTGACCCGATAAAGAAAAATTCCGGTAGTCCTGTACCGGTAAAATGAAATAAAGACGGTTTATAGCAACGAATACGGCAGTCAGGTGCCTGACCACTTGATTGCCGTTTTTTGTTGCCTGGAAGGAGCCACAATGGCTAAGACGATAGAAGAGCTTATCGAAGACGTTAAAAACGCCAACGACGAGTACCATGATTCTTTAACCCGATTAGTGCGTAGTACTGGGTTGGATATGGCGCAGCGTGTCAAGGTAGGCAGTGACGCTTTGAAGATATTTGAACTAATGACGACCTTAAACACATACATTACTAAACTGGTATAAATGGAAACGAGCACTTTAACACCATCAGACATTGCAAGTGTAGACGCCGGATACTGGGCCGTTCTCAACGAGATTAAGCTCCAGAGCGGTAAGTTCTCGTTCAAAGACCATGAATACCAGATAGAGCCAATGTGCGAGGACGTACGTCGCACCTGCGATATGAAGGCCACTCAGGGCGGGTTCACGGAGATAAGGGTATTCAAGACCCTTCACGGCCTCATATATAAGCGGTTGACTCAGGGTGCATTGTACTTGTTCCCGACCAACGACGACGTTCAGGAGTTCAGTAAGGCGAGGTTCCAGCCCCTCATCGCGGCGAACCGCAATGCAATAGGCCAATACGTTAAGAGTACCGATACCGCTTCTTTGAAGAAGATTAACACTGCTTTCCTCTACCTTCGGGGTGCGAGGCTATCTCAAGTGGTTGAGGGTGAACATAAAGAGTCCACTAAGCTAAGGTCGATTCCTGTAGACGAAGTTACTTTCGATGAATACGATTTAATGGAAGAGGACGTTGCTGAAAAGGCCCGCGGCCGGATGGGTCATTCTCATATCAAGGGTGAGCATTACCTTTCCAATCCCACTATCCCCGATTACGGTATAGATAAGATATTCCAGAAGTCCGACCAGCGTCACTGGTTCCGTAAATGCAGTTGCGGCGAATGGACTTGTGCGGAGTTGTCTTTCCCTGAATGTGTGAAAATACGCAAGAACGGTACGGGTTATATCGGTTGTAATAAGTGCGGTAAAGAGCTTGCCATCAGCCCTGGTGAATGGGTAGCTGCCAAGCCGGACAATACTGATTACATGGTAGGGCGGAGATGGTCTCAGCTAACTTCCGTATTTAATGACCCGGCTGAGATACTTGAGGATTATATTAACCCCCCGCAGGGCAATCTCGGCGATGTTGTAAGATTGAGACTGGGACTGCCTTATATAGCTGCAGAAGACCGTTTGAGAAAGTCAGATGTTCTTTCATGTTGCGGTAACGATATGGAATACGCTTCCCACAAAGGCCCGTGCGCAATGGGTGTTGACGTTGGTAAGATTAAGCATGTAATCATAGGAATAAAGACAGGCAGGGACAAGTATAGAATAATCAAAACCGCACAGCTTTCCAAGTGGTCAGACATTCACGACTTGGGACAGAAGTTCAATGTAAAGAGTGCTGTTATAGATATTAGACCCTACGAAGACGCTGCGAGACAGTTTCAGGCGCAAGAGAAGTATAAGATATTTTTATGCGAGTATAAAGAGAACATGCCACAAGGAACTATCTATAACCAGAACACGGGGATAGTCGCTGTAGCGAGGACGGAGATATTCGACGCTACGCATCGTATGGTAACTACGTCTGGAGTCCTGACAGTACCTCGCAGGAGTCCTTCCATGGAAGAGTTTGCCAAACAGTTATGTGCAACTGCTAAAGTATTAGAGGTTAATAAGAAAACGAAACTTGCGGTCTATAGGTACAAGAAGTTAGGCGATGAGCATTTCAGAAACGCTTTGAACTATTTCTACCTTGCCGCCGATAGGGGCCATATAGCAGTAGCTTCCGAGTACAAACACACGAAGAAAGTAACTAAGTGCAAGAACGAATATTCAAGAATAGGAGCAAGATAATGGGCGGAATGTTTAGCAGTCCCAAGAAACCCGATTTACCGCCCCCGCAGGCGATACCGGAAGTTGACTTAGAAGGTGTGAAAAAAGGAGTAAGCCGAAGGGGTGGCGGCAGGGCGGCGACAATGATAACCGGTGAGCTGGAACCGGAAACTACCAAGAAGACTTTACTGGGATGATTATGATAACCTGTGAAAATTGTTATCACTGGAATGAAATTGACGAGAAAAGTGGGAGGTGCAGTCGTTATCCGCCAAATGCTACCTCACAGTTAATACCGAAGGGAATGTCGGGAATTTTGGGCCAGCAGAAGATGGCTGTGGATAAGATGGAGCTTATGACATGGGCAAGAACATTAAGAACTGAATCCTGTGGAGAATTTAAGAATGACCAAAGCTGAAGAAATCATAAAACTACAGGAACGTGAAGAGAACAGAAACGCCAATTATCGGAGTATGTGCCAGGAGACGGCTGAGCTTCAGTTTCCCCGCGACAGTGCTATTACAACTACCTATATGCCCGGAGTGCAAAAGACCGACACTATCTACGATACTACCGCTATTGAAGATTCGCAGATAATGGCCGATGGTTTGTTGCAGTCGATTATCCCGGCTGGCGAGTTCTTTTACCGATTGAATGTATCGAAGGACAATCCGGGCGGAATTACCGAAGAATATAAGGACTATCTCGGTAGGGCGACCGATAAGTTACATAGAGATATGTTTGCCTCTAATTTCATGCTGACTGCTGGCGAAACTTTGAGGTCTCTCGTAGTCTTCGGTACAGGCAATACATATTCCGAATGGACTATCGCAGCTGGTGGTCTTAACTATAAGGACTACGACATAGGTCGTTATAGTGTACTGGTAAATACTTCCGGCATAATAGATACGATGATTCTGAAATTCCCTTATACCGCACTTCAAGCTCAGGCCAAGTGGGGTGATAAGGTAGGCGAAAAGATTAAGAACGCACTCAAGGAGACTACAACAGAGAACAACACTTTCTGGTTCATTCACTTGGTAAGACCTCGAAAAGAGAGGAACCAGAGATTAACCGACGGGATGAATATGCCCTGGGAATCTGTATTCGTGGGGGTAGATGATAAGAACAAATTGGAAGAGGGCGGGTTCGAGGAATTTTGCTTCCACGTTCCCAGGTGGTCTACCACTTCCGGCGAGACTCACGGCAGGGGTGTAGGTACGGAGATACAACCGCAGGTGAGGGTATTGCAGACCCAGGTGTGCGATTTTATAGAGATGGGCAATAAAGCAGGTGCGCTTGACGTATCTCCCGATGCCCAGAACGAAGTTACTGAATTTCCTTCTTCAAGAATGATAGAGTTCGGCGGCCACGGCGCTTATGTTATTACTAAAGACATTCTCGAAATGCAACGAGAGGTTATTCATAACGCATATAAGAAGAAAGCCTTTATTCCCTTCCAAGACCTTACCGGTGATAGGAGGAATGAGCTTGAACTACGAGAACGCAAGCTCGAAGGACTGAGGCAGATAGGCCAGCCGGTAGGCAGGATACAGAGTGAATGGCTTGAGCCTTTAATTAAAAGGTCGTTCCAGTTAGAGGTTAGAAATGGAGCGATACCTCCTCCGCCTCCGGGCCTTGAGCTTTTGGAGATTGAGTAT